CAATTTGCAGCCACTTCCTCAAACAAGGAAGATTTCCTGTTACTGGGGTCCAACAGGAGTGGGCAAATCGCGAAGGGTATGGTGGGAAGCCGGAATCGAGGCTTATCCTAAAGATCCACGGTCCAAGTTTTGGGATGGGTACCGCGGTCAAGCACATGTTATTCTCGACGAATTCCGTGGAACTATTGACGTATCCCACATCCTACGATGGTTTGATAGGTACCCATGTCTTGTGGAGGTTAAGGGTTCATCTACCGCCTTGCGAGCGGGGAGAATGTGGATTACATCTAACCTCCACCCAACCGAGTGGTATCCTGAATTAGATATCTTAACTAAAGATGCCTTATTACGCAGGATTGAAGTGATTGAAGAAATGACTGAAATGTGGGAACCACCAGTCATTGAAGAAGAAGTATTTGAAATGGAAATTTAATTTAATAAAAAAGGGTTTATTTATTAAAAACATAGGGGTTTATTTACATAAACATAAACATAGGGGTAATTTTCCGGCTCCGCCGGATTAAGCAGTAACTGACATAAGAGCAGCACATTTAGGAACGTGGTGAGTAATAGCACACATATATGTTTGGTCAATCTGATAACCACAAGAAATATTGGTTTCACCAGAACGAGTATCAATTTCTTTCTCAAGACCAAACATCTGAGCAGGACCAATAGGAATTGACTGATTACCAGTAACAGCAACAATAACAAAAGGTGAAAATTTGTTTAGAAATGTAGAACCATTAAAGTCTTTAGACCACGACCACTTATCATACTTGATAACACCGGGATGAATCTTAACACCTTTAGCAGTAGCATTGAAAAAATAACCAGCAGGTGGTTTTTTTGTTAACTGAATCAAAGTAGTAGCATTACGAGCAGTAATTAAACCTGTAGACACAGAACCCAAGTACGACTGATAACCAACTTCAGCCGTACCACGAATATATCTAGCGATAGGAACAAAACCAGTATGTACCTTCTTAGACTTATAGACTTTACCAACAATAGGCCTATTGTGAATATCAGTAACTTGTTCATCGCCAAGATCATCAACACCACCAAGAGTGGCATTCTGAACCTTCAAAGTACTGTTACAAGCAAAATGTAAAGTACATTGGTTAAAATTAACCAAAGCAACAGTCGCACTAGGCGAAACCTGCTCATTCATCCAAATATCATAAATAGTACCACGAGTAACACCAGATAGAGCAGTAATAATAGCATTGCCTAAGCCTGCAGCCAACGTTTCATATGTAGTAGATGCAGGAAAATCATAATTAGCCTGTGATAACGAATTAACATCAAGATCTCCATATTTAAAAGAAACTCGCATTGTAGTGACACCGCCCAACCATTGGTCTTGCCACGAAACGATATGTTCACCTTTCTGCCTGAACAACTCGCGAATGACTGCACGCATAGCAGAACCCCATACATATTGCCAAGCAAGAGTATGTCCAAGAAATATACTTTGTGCATCACTAAGAGTGCCACCAGTCTCCCATTTAAAAATGGAACCCTTCTTAGCATAGTTAACCTTCATCTTCCTCTTCTTCTTCGGAATAGATCTCTTAGTACGACGTTTATTACGAAATTTACGACGACGCACAACAACCGGACGGCGACGACCAGACAACCTACGTCTTCGTCCATTACCACCTCTCAAACGCAATGGCATATTCTTTTTGAGGAAAGAAAGTGGATTATTCGAACCACTAAATTGTTTACCCTTTATAAAAGGAGCAGCACGATTAACCTGTGGAGGAGTAGGAGGCGCTTGATACATAATCGTATCGCCACGACCACGTGATTGACCGCCACTATACTTATTCGGACGATATAATACCACATCCGTACTAGTACGTTTACGTGTAGGAACCATTTTTTTCGAGGAAGAAGAAGTTTTGTATTTATTATATAAATATGTTGCTCCAGTAACCGCAGTCGCTCCAGCAAGATTCCAAAACTTTTGTTTATCCTGATATCTCCTAGCGTGTCTATCAACAGCTAGAGGATCATGATTTAACCAATATGACATCTTTTTTAAGAAAAAAAGAAATAATAGCAAAAGCTACATTTAGAGCCAGGGGGTGAGCCACCGAGCAGCCGCTATAGTAAGTAATACTAGCGGCTCTGCTTGTGGCTGACAACGGACGAGTTAGGGTTCACGTGCCTCCTTTGGCCGTAGGGGCCAAAGACGAGGCCCGTTCCTCTATGATATATATCCCTCATCCCGCTGTACAGGGTCCCTGTCGGGTATAGGTCCCCAACTTGCTGCGTGGGGTGCAAATATTTGTAAATATTGAGTATAAATAAATAAATGTTTATTCGTATTGCCAAGTAGTTTCAGTTTCAGTTTCACTACTTCCAAACAAACTGCCATTTTCCTTCTCTCGTTCAGCTTGACAATCGAAGCACATACAACGATAATATCGTAACCCCTGGCTAGATGTAATCCATGGTACCCAATTAGTACTAGTACGCATTACATATTGAAGCCAATCTTCAGATTCAGGAGCATCCAAAGCATTAGCAACGACCATCTTATCATTAAGACAAGCAAGTTTATCAATGATCAAACAGATGATTTCAGTGGGGAGAGACATGAGATTCTTTTTGAGGAAGAAAAGAATTCTCCCACGCTCACCTTTTATAACCAAAAGGATAACTAGGGGCCGTGGGAATAGGGGCCGTGGGAATTGCCCCAACAAGTAATATAAAAGCCAAGCGAGCAACCGATCTTTCTTTCCTCAAAAAGATCTTTATGAACCAAGCTCGCTATTGGCTATTAACTATTCCACATGCCCATTTTACGCCCTACCTACCAACCAACGTCACCTGGATCAGAGGCCAGCTCGAACTCGGAGCAGGAGAGGGCGAATACCTACATTGGCAGGTTGCAGTCTGCTTTTCAACTAAGATCCGACTCGGAGGAGTCAGAAACACATTCGGAAACTTCCACGCAGAGCCAAGTAGGTCCAGCGCTGCAAACAAATATGTATTTAAGGAGGAGACGCGAATCGCAGGAACACAATTTGAATTGGGAACATTACCAGTGCAGCGCAGTAGTTCTACGGATTGGGAAGTGGTCAGAAACTCCGCAATCGCAGGAGACTACGCAACGATTCCCGGCGATATATTCATTCGCTATTACGGGAACTTGCGTCGAATCACTCAAGACAATTTGCAGCCACTTCCTCAAACAAGGAAGATTTCCTGTTACTGGGGTCCAACAGGAGTGGGCAAATCGCGAAGGGTATGGTGGGAAGCCGGAATCGAGGCTTATCCTAAAGATCCACGGTCCAAGTTTTGGGATGGGTACCGCGGTCAAGCACATGTTATTCTCGACGAATTCCGTGGAACTATTGACATATCCCACATCCTACGATGGTTTGATAGGTACCCATGTCTTGTGGAGGTTAAGGGTTCATCTACCGCCTTGCGAGCGGGGAGAATGTGGATTACATCTAACCTCCACCCCAACGAGTGGTATCCTGATTTAGACATCTTAACTAAAGATGCCTTATTACGCAGGATTGAAGTGATTGAAGAAATGACTGAAATGTGGGAACCACCAGTCATTGAAGAAGAAATATTTGAAATGGAAATTTAATTTAATAAAAAAGGGTTTATTTATCAAAAACATAGGGGTTTATTTACATAAACATAAACATAGGGGTAATTTTTCCGGCTCCGCCTTTTCCGGCTCCGCCGGATTAAGTAGTAACTGACATAAGAGCAACACATTTAGGGACGTGATGAGTAATAGCGCACATATATGTTTGGTCAATCTGATAACCACAAGAAATATTGGTTTCACCAGAACGAGTATCAATTTCTTTTTCAAGACCAAACATTTGAGCAGGACCAATAGGAATTGACTGGTTACCAGTAACCGCAATAATAACAAAAGGTGAAAATTTGTTTAGAAATGTAGAACCATTAAAGTCTTTAGACCACGACCACTTATCATACTTGATAACACCGGGATGAATCTTAACACCTTTAGCAGTAGCATTGAAAAAATAACCAGCAGGTGGTTTTTTTGTTAACTGAATCAAAGTAGTAGCATTACGAGCAGTAATTAAACCTGTAGAAGAAGAACCTAAGTACGACTGATAACCAACTTCAGCCGTACCACGCAAATACCTAGCAGCAGGAATAAAACCTGTATGTGCCTTCTTAGACTTATAAACTTTACCAACAATAGGCCTATTGTGAATATCAGTAACTTCATCATCACCATCATCAACAACACCACCAAGAGTAGCATTCTGAACCTTCAAAGTACTGTTAGCAGCAAAATGTAAAGTACATTGGTTAAAATTAACCAAAGCAACAGTCGCTAACGAACCCGCCTGTTCATTCATCCAAATATCATAAATAGTACCACGAGTAACACCAGCCAAAGCAGCAATAATAGCATTGCCTAAACCTGCAGCCAATGTTTCATATGTAGTAGTTGCAGGGAAATCATAATTAGCCTGTGTCAACGAATTCACATCAAGATCTCCATATTTAAAAGAGATCCGCATTGTAGTGACACCACCCAACCAATAGTCTTGCCACGAAACGATATGTTCACCTTTCTGCCTGAACAACTCACGAATGACTGCACGCATAGCAGAACCCCATACATATTGCCAAGCAAGAGTATGTCCAAGATAAATACTTTGCGCATCAGCAAGAGTGCCACCAGTCTCCCATTTAAAAATGGAACCCTTCTTAGCAAAGTTCACCTTCCTCTTCTTCTTCGTAACACGAGATCTCTTAGAACGACCCTTATTACGAAATTTACGACGACTATTAACAGCCGGACGACGACGACCAAGCATCCTACGTCTTCGTCCATTACCACCTCTCAAACGCAAAGGCATATTCTTTTTGAGGAAAGAAGGTGGTTTACCCTTTTTCAAAGGAGCAGCACGAGTAGCGAGTGGAGGAGAAGGAGGCATTTGATACATAATCGTATCGCCACGACCACGTCCAAAACCGCCTGTAACCTTATTCGGACGGTATAATACCATATCCGTACTAATACGTTTACGTGTAGGAACCATTTTTTTTGAGGAAGAAGAGGAAGGATTATTCATTCCAAAAAGAGTATAATCGATATCACGATTACCATATGGACGCAATGACGACAAAGCCCCATGCGCCGCAACTATATTACGGTAAAAACCCATCTTTTTGAGGAATAAAAGAAATAGTAACAAAAGCTACATTTAAAGCCAGGGGGTGAGCCACCGAGCAGCCGCTATAGTAAGTAATACTAGCGGCTCTGCTTGTGGCTGGCAACGAGCGAGTTAGGGTTCACGTGCCTCCTTTGGCCGTAGGGGCCAAAGACGAGGCCCGTTCCTCTATGATATATATCCCTCATCCCGCTGTACAGGGTCCCTGTCGGGTATAGGTCCCCAACTTGCTGCGTGGGGTGCAAATATTTGTAAATATTGAGTGTAAATAAATAAATGTTTATTCGTATTGCCAAGTAGTTTCAGTTTCAGTTTCACTACTTCCAAACAAACTACCATTTTCCTTCTCTCGTTCAGCTTGACAATCGAAGCACATACAACGATAATATCGTAACCCCTGGCTAGATGTAATCCATGGTACCCAATTAGTACTAGTACGCATTACATAATGAAGCCAATCTTCAGATTCAGGAGCATCCAAAGCATTAGCAACAACCAACTTATCATTAAGACACGCAATTTTATCGATGATCAAACAGATGATTTCAATGGGAAGAGACATGAGATTCTTTTTGAGGAAGAAAAGAATTCTCCCACGCTCACCTTTTATAACCAAAAGGATAACTAGGGGCCATGGGAATAGGGGCCGTGGGAATTGCCCCAACAAGTAATATAAAAGCCAAGCGAGCAACCGATCTTTCTTTCCTCAAAAAGAATTTTATGAACCAAGCTCGCTATTGGCTATTAACTATTCCACATGCCCATTTTACGCCCTACCTACCAACCAACGTCACCTGGATCAGAGGCCAGCTCGAACTCGGAGCAGGAGAGGGCGAATACCTACATTGGCAGGTTGCAGTCTGCTTTTCAAATAAGATCCGACTCGGAGGAGTCAGAAACACATTCGGAAACTTCCACGCAGAGCCAAGTAGGTCCAGCGCTGCAAACAAATATGTATTTAAGGAGGAGACGCGCGTTGCAGGAACACAATTTGAATTGGGAACATTACCAGTGCAGCGCAGTAGTTCTACGGATTGGGCTGTGGTCAGAAACTCAGCAATCGCAGGAGACTACACGAACATTCCCGGCGATATATACGTTCGCTATTACGGGAACCTCCGTCGAATCACTCAAGACAATTTGCAACCACTTCCTCAAACAAGGAAGATTTCCTGTTACTGGGGTCCAACAGGAGTGGGCAAATCGCGAAGGGTATGGTGGGAAGCAGGAATCGAGGCTTATCCTAAAGATCCACGGTCCAAGTTTTGGGATGGGTACCGCGGTCAAACACATGTTATTCTCGACGAATTCCGTGGAACTATTGACGTATCCCACATCCTACGATGGTTTGATAGGTACCCATGTCTTGTGGAGGTTAAGGGTTCATCTACCGCCTTGCGAGCGGGGAGAATGTGGATTACATCTAACCTCCACCCCACCGAGTGGTATCCTGAATTAGACATCTTAACTAAAGATGCCTTATTACGCAGAATTGAAGTGATTGAAGAAATGACTGAAATGTGGGAACCACCAGTCATTGAAGAAGAAGTATTTGAAATGGAAATTTAATTTAATAAAAAAAGGTTTATTTATCAAAAACATAGGGGTTTATTTACACAAACATAAACATAGGGGTAATTTTCCGGCTCCGCCGGATTTAAGTAGTAACTGACATAAGAGCAACACATTTAGGAACATGGTGAGTAATAGCACACATATATGTTTGGTCAATCTGATAACCACAAGAAATATTGGTTTCACCAGAACGAGTATCAATTTCTTTCTCAAGACCAAACATCTGAGCAGGACCAATAGGAATTGACTGATTACCAGTAACAGCAACAATAACAAAAGGCGAAAATTTGTTTAGAAATGTAGATCCATTAAAGTCTTTAGACCAAGACCACTTATCATATTTAATCTTTCCAGGATGGATCTTAACACCCTGAGCAGTAGCATTAAAAAAATAACCAGCAGGTGGTTTTTTCGTCAACGGATTCAAAGTAGTAGCATTACGAGCAGTAATTAAACCTGTAGAAACAGAGCCCAAGTACGACTGATAACCAACTTCAGCCGTACCACGAATATATCTAGCAATAGGAACAAAACCAGTATGTACCTTCTTAGATTTATAAACTTTACCCACAATAGGCCTATTGTGAATATCCAAAACGAGTTCGTCACCAATATCATCAACACCACCAAGAGTGGCATTCTGAACCTTCAAAGTACTATTACAAGCAAAATGTAAAGTACATTGGTTAAAATTAACCAAAGCAACAGTCGCAGACGGACTGACCTGTTCATTAATCCAAATATCATAAATATTACCACGAGTAACACCAGCTAAAGCAGTAATAATAGCATTGCCTAAGCCTGCAGCCAACGTTTCATATGTAGTAGATGCAGGAAAATCATAATTACCCTGTGACAACGAATTAACATCAAGATCTCCATATTTAAAAGAAACTCGCATTGTAGTGACACCGCCCAACCATTGGTCTTGCCACGAAACAATATGTTCACCTTTCTGCCTGAACAACTCGCGAATAACTGCACGCATAGCAGAACCCCATACATATTGCCAAGCAAGAGTATGTCCAAGAAATATACTTTGCGCATCACTAAGAGTGCCACCAGTCTCCCATTTAAAAATGGAACCCTTCTTAGCAAAGTTCACCTTCATCTTCCTCTTCTTCTTCGTAACAGATCTCTTAGAACGACGTTTATTACGAAATTTACGACGACGCACAACAACCGGACGGCGACGACCAGGCAACCTACGTCTTCGTCCATTACCACCTCTCAAACGCAATGGCATATTCTTTTTCAGGAAAGAAAGTGGATTATTCGAACCACTAGATTGTTTGCCCTTTTTAAAAGGAGCAGCACGATTACCGAGTGGAGGAGTAGGAGGCGCTTGATACATAACCGTGTCACCACGTCCACGTGATTGACCGCCAGAATACTTATTTGGACGATATAATACCAGATCCGTACTAGTACGTTTACGTGTAGGAACCATTTTTTTTGAGAAAGAAGAGGAAGGATTATTCATTCCAAAAAGAGTATAATCGATATCACGATTACCGTATGGACGCAATGACGACAAAGCTCCATGCGCAGCAACTATATTACGGTAAAAACCCATCTTTTTGAGGAATAAAGGAAATAGTAACAAAAGCTACATTTAGAGCCAGGGGGTGAGCCACCGAGCAGCCGCTATAGTAAGTAATACTAGCGGCTCTGCTTGTGGCTGGAAACGGGCGAGTTAGGGTTATGGCTAACAACTCGAAGGTGACGTTCCTCCTTTGGCCGTAGGGGCCAAAGACGAGGCCCGTTCCTCTATGATGTATATCCCTCATCCCGCTGTCCACGTTTGTCCCTAACAGTCCCCAAGTTGATCGAGGGGTGCAAATATTTGTAAATATTGAGAGTAAATAAATAAATGTTTATTCGTATTGCCAAGTAGTTTTCGTTTCAGTTTCACTACTTTCAAACAAAGTGCCATTTTCCTTCTCTC